GTCTCCTTAACCAACCGCAATACTTCTAACCGAATTTCTTGATCATTAAGATTATTGATCTGCATTTAGCATTTCTCTTAATGTATAAACTTGTTGTACTACTTTATCGTGATCTGGATGTTGCTTATTCCAATAAGGTCCATCAGTATCATTAGTAATAGCTGATATTTCAGTTTCAATGTCAGCAACTGTATTTACATTTTCACTTTCAGTTGAAACAATTTTATCTTCTGACATCATGTTTGCTATCTTTGCAAAGCCTTTTATTATTTCTGGATGATCACCAAGTCTTGTGCCATTTGATAAAGTCATATCTAAAACTTCTGGATTAATATTAGCTTTAGCTAATGCACCAGCTTGTTTAACTTTACCATCAAAGTCTCTACCCCATTCTTGTCTTAACTGTTGTTCAGCTTGAGATTGAGCAGTTTCAGTATCTATCTTTGCTTGTTGTGCAGAGCCTTCCATATTGTTTTTATAAAACTCTAAGATACCTTGAGCTTGTTTATTATTTAATCCCAACTTATGTGATTGTTCTGCAAAAGATTTAATTGCAGTTTCATCTAAGTTTACGACTTCAGACTTAGCATCTAAAGTATATTTATCAGCAGACTCTGGTCTACCCAATTTTGCATAAACTTCATCCCAATGTTCTTCTGTAGAATTATTAGTTGGGATAACAACTTTATCTTGACCAATCATCTTTGTAGCATTGATATAAGATTTTGCTAACGCATCTATCTCTGTAAACTTTTCAATGTTAGGATCTTTTCTATATGCTTCGCTTATAGAATCTTTCCAAGATGATGTTGTCGTAGTGGTTGTTGTAGTAACTTCTGGTTTTGTTTCAGTAGTTGGTTGTGTTGTTGGTGTTACTGTTTCTGTAGGTGTCGTTGTTTCTACAGGCACAGTCTCCTGTGTTATCTGTTCGCTTGACATAGTTATTTTCCTTTTTCATTTTCTTTTTGGAGCATTGATTTAATAAATAGAAGTACACTCCTTTGACCTTCCATATATGCACTTTCATGGCTATCACCTTTTACATTAGTGGTAGAATGATAATGACATCTTTTTTCAAGATCGACCAAGACTTCTTTGCCTTCGTCTGTATTGAATATGTATTTATAATTTGTTTTTAATCTGTTAATTATTTTTTCTAATTGTTTGTTTTCTTCCATACTATTCCACTTCAGCATTTGCTACAGCTCTTGCTTCGTCTGGCAATGCTTTTGCTAGTGGTGCTATATCTCCTCCTGCTTTCGCAGTTTGTTGTAGTTGTTGCATTTGTTGCATTTGTTCTTGTTGTTGTGCTGCTTGTTGTCTTTGAGCATTAACTTCGTTTTGTGATTTTAATAATTTTTGTGGCATACCAACTATGTCTGCCAAGTGTTTAACTAAATTATCAAAATTAACATAATCAAATACTGGTGCTACATTTGCAAGTGAACCTAATATTTCTATTGCTCTCATAATAGATTGTAGCTCTGTAGATTTTTGTGCTTTAGCAAGAGGTGAAACATATTCTATTTCTATATCTCTACCTGATAAAAACTCTGGAGCTTGTGGTAACATATTGTTTCTGAGTAGTATTGCAAACACTCTATCAATTAATGGTTTTAATAATTCTGATTGTAGTCTACCTAATACAGGTCCTAGCAATCTCATCTTCTCTTCGTTTCTTTGGATAACTTCTGTTGCGGTCATTTGTGGACCTTGTTGTAATTGAAGTTGATTAACATAGAACACAGCTCTAATTGCATCTCTTCTTTGCTCTTCCATATTTAAACCTAGTGGATTGTTTGCACCAATGTTTAAAGGTTCAATTCTATCTCTTGTACCTGATCTATAAAAATTTAATCCACCTGGTACAGTTCTAACTGGTAATAAGAAACCATCATCAGGAACTAATAGTGGTGGGTCTACTTGTTTCTGTGCAGCTTTAATTGTAGTCTTACACATTTCATTTAACATCTTAACATCAGGCAATGCTGTCATTGCAGGTGATCTTCCATAAATTTCATTAGATGCTTTTAAATATCTTGGTACTACAAATGGAAACTCTCTAAATCCAGATACAGATAATTCATTACCATTTTTAAATTCAATATACACAGATTCAAATGGCATATTCTTTTTATCTTTTTTGTTAGGATTAAAATCTGATCTTGGATAAACTGCGTGTAATATTTCTACTTCCTTGTAAGGATCTTTTTTAAATGCAGATTGTACATCACTAGATACTGCTTCACCAAACTTTTGCATTGCAGCTCTAGCTGATATATTAAATCTTCTATAGATAGTATCTATTCTACCTTTGTCATTCTCTGCAATAAATATTTCGTTGATATGTCTTGTTGAAAATTTAATAATATCTTCATCATCTTCTTCGATAAACATTGCAGCAGTACCAAATGTAATTAGGTCATGATACAATTCAAATATTTCTTGTTGAAAATTTGATCTATTAAATGCTGTGTACATTACTTCAGTTGCAGACTCTAACCAAATTTTTGCTTCATCTTCATTATCAATATCTTCATCTTTGAATCTTAAAGTAAACCAAGGTGTAGATGGATTAGTCATCATGCCATGTAATGATGCTGCTAATAATTCTACTGCTTGTATTGGTGATGAATCAAAAATTAATTCGTTTCTTTTATCACCTCTTGCTCTAGTTTTAGTTACATCTGCTTTTCTTGGTTGCATATAATCTGCAACTTCTTGCCAATGCGTTTCCCAGTTTTGTCTTTGACCTTCTAGTTTTTCGTACCTAGATAGTAATCCTTTAGTTAAATCTGTTCTTGCCATTATGATCCTAATAAACTTTTCTTACCTAATGTTAATGTTTCATCTTGTACACCTTTAGAGCTTGTCATAATTGTTGTTGATCTACCTCTTGCTTTAGTCTTTCTTGCATCATAACCATCCATACTTGTTGCTGTTGCCTGTGATACTTCTGGTGCAGTTGGAGTTGGAGCAGGTGGAGTTGGTGGCGGTGATGGTCTAAATACTGATCCCATATTATTTTCCAAAGGTTAATGATGAAGTTGTTTCTGATTTTGTTTCTTTTGTTTCAGATTTAACTTCTGGTTTTTTAACTTCGTTTTCAAAAGTTTTATCTTCTGCTAATACTAAAACCTCTTCTACTTTTTTAGGTTTTGCTTTTACTTTTACTTTTGGTTTTTTTTTAAATATCTTTTTAATTTTTTCTAACATTATGATCCTAATAAACTTTTATAATTATTATTGGTTGATACAAATTTTTTTCTTTTATATCCTTTTTTAATTGCTGTAGCTCTTGTGGTATTTCTTCCATATTTTTTTTTAATGTCAGAAGCTTCTTTTATTAACTGTACATTTTTTGGAGAAACTTTATATTTAGTAAATAAAATATTTTTTGGATCTTTAATTGCTTTATTAATTATTTTTTCAAATCTGCTCATTATGATCCTAATAAAGTTTTCTTTTCTGTTTCAGCTTCTTCCTCAACCCCTAATGGTCCAGTTAATATTGTTGATCTTCTACCTTTTCGTTTTCTTTCAATCGCTGCTTGTTCTGCCGCAATCCTGTCTTTTTCCTCTTGCGAGACTTCTGCCGAAGGCGGTTCTGGCAAAGGTTGAACTGGTGGCAACGGTGGCATTTTTGGTGAAAAAATTGAACTCATAATTATATAATCCTGTACTCATTATCTGCTACACTTTGTGGAGCAGTTTGTCTATCATTAATTTCCTGTAGTCCAACAGACAAGTAACGCATTGCATCACAAGCGTGTGAACTCCAATCATGAACAGGCTTTGATCTAAACATTCTGTTTTTATCAATATACTTCCTGTGGTAATGTCTTAACGCATCTATTAACTTTTTGCAATGGTCAGTATCAATCCAACATCTAGGCAGGGTCATTGTGGTTGCGTGTATACCATCCTCTAGTGGAATTTTTGGTACGACCTTGAACCTAATTCCTAATTGGTAGGCGACCTCTCTCCTGGTCTTGCCATTACCAAAGTCGGTAACTTCAATGTCATGTGGTGCAAAATGATCTTTGTAAACATAATCTTTTTCTTTAATCACTTGTACATAATAAGGTAAACCTTGACCTCTCTCTTCATGATAATCTATTATATTAACACTCTTGCCTAACTGCTGGTAAAATATAATAGCACTATGGTCGGAGACCCCAAGATCCCATGCGGTAGATACTGGGAGTGATGGGTCGTAGGGAACTCTAGTTAATTGTTTTTGATCTTCCATCTTACCAAGTACATCTGAATATACTGCACCTTCTATGTTTGCTATCCAATCACATTCAAACTCTTGCTGGAACTTCTTATCACCCATTACTTCTTTTGCCTTGACCAACTCATCATTGTCTACGATCTTGGTATCTGATGCTTTAGCTTTGTAGTTAAACCAATCTTCCGCACCTTGTGCGTGTTGGTACAACTCATAAAAGTTATTGTTCATTCCCATTGGTGTGCCAATAAAGACACAGTAACCTTTACGATCTGATAATGCAGGTCTAATAATTTCTGGGAACAACTTACTGTTTACGTTTGCGTACTCATCAATGACACACCCATCAAGGTATATACCTCTTAACCCATCTGGGGATTCCGAGCCTAGCAAGGTGATACGAGATCCATTAGGTAGGTCTACACGTAGTTCTGTCTCGTTAAATTTGGTGTGGGGTATCTTGGCGGTAAACTGTTTCATGTAATCCCATGCGATAGACTTTGCTTGTTTAAAGGTGGGTGCAATGTAGGCAAATCTAGGGTTCTTGAGTTTGGACAGTAATGCTGACCTAATTAAGTGGTTGATCATGCAAACTGTTTTGCCAAATCTTCTATGGCATACTAATACATTCCATCTGTGTTTATCTATTTGTTTGTGCAAGTGAGCTTGATGCTTTCTTGGTGTGTAAGGTATTTTAATATCCATGTTAATTGATTTTACTCCTTGAGTAAAACAAAACTGCGTTTAGTATTTTAATATCCATATCTAGTGTATCATGTCGGACTTCATACCATCTACAGGTTCATAATCAAAACCCATATTGAGCATAGCATAGCTGATAAATAGATCGGCTGCTAGTTTATTGGGAAAGCCATAAAATTTTAAT